ACCTCTATTATAAAAACTTTCTGGTGGATTTATAAAATTATGTATATGGATATTATCAGAACTCATGTGTTTATATTTATCAAGAATATCTTTCGTATAACAGCTTATGCTTAACTCGGTAACACCTAAATCCATTAAATGTCTAAGATATTTCTCATCTGTTCTGGTTCCGTTTGTGCTTATATATATCCTATTTGTTTTAAATTTATCCCTTATCTTTTTTATAAATTTTGGAATCCTTTTATCTAATGTCGGCTCATTCATCAGATGTAAAGCAAAACTTCCCTTGTATCCCTTTAAATCTTTAAGAATTTTATCAAAAGTACTTTCTTTCATCAGATTTCCAGATTGTTTCAAGTAACTATTTGGACAAAATCTGCATTTTAGATTACATTCTTCTTTTGTTTGTATTTGTAAATATTTCAAATCTTTATATTTAAGTAATTACTCTTTTCATACGGACTAGAATACGGGTCTTTATTTATACTATACGGACAATGATGTTCTCCCTTCTCACTCAAAAGCCAAAACTCAGCTTTGTGCCTATCTGTTCCGTCTAAAGTTGGAACATTTGCTTCTCTGGGCATCTTTAATTTTCTTATATGATTTGAGTTAGACCACCAAAAATTACCTTTATAGTGATCGCATGGGTCATTTGTCCTAAAAATTCCCACCGTATCAACCTCATCTAATTTTTTAACACAATCTTCCCATCTCTCTACGAGAAAATAAAGCATGCACCTCCTCCACTCAGCGATATTTTTACTCTCATTAGTCGCTCCCTTAGTATGGATATATAATATTTTGTAATTATACAAATCGGCAAATTTCCTAATTATCTCAAGCGTTGGAAACTCATACTGATCTACATTATTGCATTCATTTTTGAAGAACATTCCGTGATTTAATATTCCAGACTCCCTTAATACTTTCATTATTTCTTTATCAATCTCTTTATAGTGCCCCATTTTGGCACAATGATAAAAAACCGCTATTTTAGTCGTGTTCAACATGTCTGAAAAATTTATTTTTGCGTATATTTGAATTTATAGAATTTATATTCACCCCTGAATTTTTAATCACATAAGGAAGTGATACCTGGTCTCTCCATTGCCATCTACATATCTCAGCCCACCACTTTTCCATTAGAGAATTTACTTTATCGTTATTCCTCCTGATTATGAAATTACATTCCCAGATAGGGCAATCTTTTTCTAATGTTTTTCTATAAGATTCCTCTTGTTTTTTTAATTGCGATTGGAGATAGTCTATATTAAATCTTTCATCTTTCTGCAATATATCAAATTCATCCCAGATATTTTTCCTTAACGGATGGGTAAACAACGCCATATCAGCATCTCCTAAAAATTCATCAACTAATTCCTCTTTTGATACTAATGGAAATATATTTCCATCAACCCAGATACTTATATCGCAATCTAAATATTTATGTGGAAGAACCTTATAAATCTTTGCATTCATCACTGGACGCTTAAACTGTGAATATTCTGTAAAACACTTAATATCATTTCTTGTTTCGTCCCTGTCTCCAATTATAGACGTATAAATTTCTATTTGTGGGTTCTCATGTGAGATTGCAGTCCTATTTTGTTTTTGCATACTTTTCCACAGACTTCACATTTAAAACCCTCCTCGGTCTCTTTTTCAGGATTGACTTCTTTTTTGATTTCTTCCTTGACTTCTTCTATTTCTCCATTCATCAGAGGAACTCTGGCTGCTGGAAAATCCATCTCTACGATGTCTCCGTATTGCCATCCTTCTCCCCAACGACTTCCTTTTGTTGTAAGTATCCTATATTTCATTTTATTATTTTTAACCAATTATTACCTATTTTATCCCAGTTATATGTTTCTTCAGCCCACTGAGACTCTCCCTCTGTCTCCATTTGAGCTGTTTCTGTGTCTAAATTCTTTATCGTTTCCAGATACTTATCTACATTTTCCGTATCACCGAAACTATCATCTTTGCCCCACTTTTCTCCAGAGGTATGAATCTTAGTTCCATATTGCACAGTCTCGTTTAGTGCGGCAAAATCAGATGTTATAGGATAGCATCCTCCCATTTGGGCTTTGGCTGCTGATATGCAGTGAATCTCATAGAACTGGCTTGGATATAAGAATATCCCTGCCTCAAGATATTTCCTAGCTATCTCTTTCTGTGGAATCATATATCCTCCCTCTGCTCGTCCCATTTCAACCAACTTTTCAAATCTAGCATTGTGTTTCCTGTAATAGTCCATCAGCCCCTTGTGATCCTTGTGCCAATTGAGGTAATGGTGCCATCCGTAATACCAAGCTAGTTTCCATGGCTTATCAGGTTGTTCTTTGATCAGTTTTTCAAATATATCAAGCGTAGCGTCCAGGTGTCTTTCTGGAGAGCTGGTGTTTAAAATCAGGTATGGATTTCTCTTGACTTCTGTTTTAAAAGGTTCTGGATCTAAACCATTTGGAATAATTGCAATCTTTTCATCAGGAACGTTTGGAAAAAGTTTCCTATGAGCTTCTGTCTTTAGAAAAATCTTGTCAATCTTTTCTAGTCTATCTTTGGTAAATTCCCCTGATGGCAAGACATCATGGACATCGACAAAAATCTTTTCACTATTGTGCTGGAAATCAACTGGTCGTGGGTGTCTCCATAAAATGAGATAATCATATTTATCCCTTGGGTTGTATAGGTAATGAGGTTTGTATGTAACCCCGTCATAGACCTTCGTCCTTCCGCAATTATTAAACACTGTTACATTATAACCTTGCTTCACCCAGTTCTTAGAAAGATTTACAACCGCTTCTTCGCTTCCTCCAAGTTTGTCTGATTCTGGATGCCACACAGAGTCGGTATAAGAACAATAATATGCAATATCTTTTCCAGTTGATGTCTCTTTTATAAAATACATATTCCTGAAAACTGACAACTTTGGATGAGATATAATATCTTCTTCCTGGGATTCAAGAAACTTTTTTATCTCTTTCTTTTTCATCCCCTGAGCTTTTTTAATCACCTCGTCAACTTTCTTCTCAAGAGATTGGTATTTTTTAATGAGTTTAAGAGACCTCTTGACCTTTTCATGTTCTGGCATTATGTCTTTGCATCTTTCAAGAACAAGAATCGCATTCTTATACTCTTTCGTCTGCATATAGACATTAGCTAAAATCATTAAGGGGTTGAAATCATAATCCCTCGGATTATAAACTATTATTTCCCTTTCAGGTGTTTTAACCCTTAGCCCTGTTAATATAAATCTTTTGGCTAAATCCCATTCTTCTTGGTTCGCGTAAAGCTCCCCTATTTTTAAATAAGCATCTGGATAATCTGGTCTTAACGCCAGAGCCTGTAAATAATCAGTGATTGATTTTCTAATATCCCCCAGTCTTAAAAATGCTATGAATATTTCTTCATGAGAATTAGATCCCCCGATAAATTTCTCGTAATATTTTATGGCATCTTCTTCTTTATTCTCCGCCATCAAAGCGTTGGCTATCAACCAATCACCCCTTGGGTCTTTGGGATGAGCTTCAGCGTATCTTCTAGCTATGTCAGTATTTCTTTCTGAAGATTCTTTTGCTCTTTTGTTCGTTGTAATATGTAAAATTTCTATCTCATCTGTAAATATCGGGTTGAGCTCACGGAGTGGGACGAAATCCTCGTGTATTTCTCCTATCCATTCAACCACATCTCTTTTGGTTATTCTTGTCTTTAAATGTTTTACTGTGCAGATTCTTTTCTTTCCCTCTTTGGTAAAATCATAAAGATAATTCATAATCACAGAATCTATGGCTTCTTTCTCCATTCTTTTTACAAGAGGTTTTAATTTTTCAGCACCCCTGACAACATCATCTGCGTCAATCCAAAATATATAATCTCCAGTCGTTTGGCTGAAATTGAAATTCCTAGCAGCTGAGAAATCATAAACCCATTTAAAGAATGACTCTTTCCCTTTGTATTTCTTGATCACTTTTGAAACCTTTGAATTCGGCTCTTTCCCTGCCTGTGTAATGCAAATTTCATCAACATACTCCGCCACATAGGATAAAGCCCTGTCTAATAGTTTTGCCTCCTTATCGTCTGGCTTAACTATCATTGCTAAACTTAATTTCATTTTAATATTCGTTAGGAATTTTAAACTCAGGATATTTTTTTAGGAACCATTTTAATTCCTTGGGGTCATCCATAAACCTCGGATTATCAATGGTCGTGTCTATCCACGCAAAAAGAGTTTGTGGAATCCTGCATGCTGCTCTCATTTTTCTATCTTTGACCAGACCACTTTTTTTATCGAGAAGTTTTTGGCGTTTTCTTTTAACATCTTTGCAAATCAATTTATACTCGTCAGTATAATCACGCTTATACTTCTCAGTTAGATCGATTATCAACTGTTCTCTAATCTTCATTTTCTTCTATCAAGGCGGCTTCGGCTGTTAATAGCGATGTCGCTATCGAAGCGGCAGAACGCAATGATTCTTTTACTGTCAATAAAGAGTCTTTTACGCTTTCCCCAACTTTTATAGATTCTTCTGAATTATCACAAATCTGGTCATATATGGAGTTACAGATACTTTCTATAAATTCTCCTTTACCTGCTTCTTTAAGAGCAATTCCTCCACCCTTTACATATCCGTATTTCAATGAAGTTTTGGTGGCATTTATAGCGTCCTCAACTTTGAGTTTCTTTTCTTCTCTTTCTACATCAGTAGGAGCTCCAACAGTAATGACAGCCACTCCACTTGACAATTTTGCAATTCTGTTTTCTAATAATTCTTTCTGAAATGTGGATTCTTCTTTATCATACTTCTCTTTGAGTTTCTTTATATAAGATTTCAAGTCTCCATTTCCCCCTATCAGGGTAGTATTTTCCTTGGTTATAATAACTTTCTTAACCTTATTTCCTATCGCTTTCAAATCTTCTTCATTCACTTCTTTATTTTTCACAAGTCCGACCCTGAATTGTCCATTGGCATTATACTTTGTAGCCAATCCGATAAGATCCTTTGAAATGCTCTTTGATATTACCACTAGAGACGTTTCATTAACCTTGTGAAGGGCTTGTATATGAGGGAAAACATTGGCATGAGTGGCTTTGTCATCACAGACCAAAACGGGACAATTCTCAAATACCTCTTTATTCTCCTGATATAGATTGGCATTTTCAGAATCGAATTGGTAACCTTCTATAACTTTGCTCTCTAATACATTATACCTAGTTTCATCTGTCGTGATTTTTGCATCAGTTCCAAGTTTTTTAAATATTTCAGCCACCATATTTCCTATATCTGAACTCAGACTAGATGTGGTAGCTATGTTTTCAATGTCCTTTTGTTCTACTTTTTTAGCTGATTTTTCCAATTTTTCTATCACCTTATCAACAGAATCAAGAACCATTTTTCTTAATGTTCTCGGCTGTTCTATCCTTCCCTCAAATTCTCTCAGGAAAGATTGTAATAGAACCAGTGTCGTAGTTGTTCCATCCCCAGCATTCTGATCAGTTATAGCCGCACACTGTTGGGCTAATCTTATTCCAGCTAATTCTGTTTCATCTTTAGAATCGACAAATTTAGCTATCGTTACTCCATCATTTATTATGTCAACTACTTGACCATTTGAAATAAGCACATTTTTACCGTTGTGTCCCAAGGAAACCTTGACGACATCACAGCAAGTGTTTATTCCTTTTTTTATTTTTTCTCTTGCGTCTTCATCAAATAATATTTTCATTGTCTTCACTCCTGATGGGTGGCTCGGAGTGAACTAAGCACCCATCGGGACAATTAAGTCTATTCAAAGGCTATTAGCCAATGTTGTATCCGCTTGCAACGAAGTGCGTGTCTTGGTTTCTAACTTCGAGAGTTAGTTTACCAACGATAGCTCTTGGGTCATAATCACCGTTTCTTTGAATTCCCGTATCAACATACGGTCTTCGCAGATAAGCTACACGTAGCTTGTCAGGATTGATTCCCATTACTATTCCCGTAGCATCTCCAGCTAGTTGTACATATCTGTGAGTATGCTTAGCAACACGTCCAAGTCCAGTTTCGAACATATCAACAACATTGATAACTTCTTTAACATCTACTCCTGAGTTAACAGTAGTAGATTTGTTTGCAAAGCTGTCGATCTCATTGGATAGGTAGCTTCCGACATAAACGTCAGTTGCAACATCTCCATTTGAGTTGTCGTACTGGTCTTTCATTAACCCTCTCAAGATAGATGCAGAGAATGCGGTACCAGAGGTTTGAACAGTAGTGTTTGTTGATTTGCTGATAGCGTTTATGATTCCAGCCATTTTAGGGGCTGTACCAGATGCACCAGAAACCAATGAACCTCTAACTAATTCAAGTTCCGTAGCATTCATCCAATCTTTCAGAGCTTTCTGTACTTGACGAGTTAATTCATCTTCACCATGGTAATGAGCAATGTCTCTTTGAGTTCGAGAAACCTCAAACTTCTTGACATTTAGCTGTACCAAGTTCGTAAGACGAGTTGGGGTTGTAAGAGATACGTTTGAATAGTCGGCAGTCTCGGCTGTTGCCAAGGTAGCGACTGTAGCGAGAGTATCAACAAGAGTTTCATGGACAGTGCTTATAGCAGTGGTTTTACCCAATCTGTTATGAATCATGTCCTCAGTAGCGGTCAATATTTCAATATCTCCCAATACATCTTCTTTCTTGCTAACATCTCCGTAGGAATTTAATATGTATGACATATTTTTTTACCTACCAGAATCGGTTATTCTTTATCGAATCCGAATTTGCTTAAAACACTTTTCCTGATATACTCGTCTTGAGCTTTTATATCTCCTTGACGAGCTTTTTGGGCAAGTGCCATAAGTTTTTTGTCTCTAGCAGGTTCTATTCTATTCTTACTTTCAACACCGATATTCTTCTCCTTTTCTTGGTTTTTAGTAGCTTCGATGTAAGGCTTTACTTTTTGATAAGCCTCATTAAGAGATAGACCCTGCCCATCAGCCATAGGTTTAATCAATTCATTAAAATATTCTTTTGCGTCTGGATTGTCTCCGAGGAATTCAATCCTTTCGAGCTTATCCATAATCTCAGAATTTTGATTTGATTTCTTAGGCTGTACTTCTTTTGTAATTTTCTCGATGTCAGTCTGAGTGAAGTCCTCAGGTTTTTTACCGACATAAGACTTTAGATTTTGATAGTGGTTGAAGAAATCATCTTTCGATTTTATCTCCCTGCCAACTATTTTTTCTAACTCCTCTTTAGTGAGAAAAGTTGAAGGCTCTGACTCTTTTGCGTCATCGCTACCTGTAACATTTTCATCACCTCCGTCTGACTCTTGTTCGTCAGTGAATTCTTTTTCAAATTCATCTTCTGACATAGCAAGTGTATCTTCTGGGTCGGTTTCTGAACGTTTGTTATCTTCCATTTATTTTGAGAAATTTAATGGTGGTTTACATATCGTGCTCGACCTCCTCACGATATTTGTATATATCTAAATCATTATCCGAAGATAATGGCTTTAAATCTTCTGTATTAAAATTGAAAAGTTCTGTCATCCATCCGTCTATTATCTCTATGGCGTATTGTCTTCCAAACAGTTCCTTTTCGTCTTTGATATTCATGCAATCCCTGATCATATTCACCCTTTCAGCAAGCCCCTTTAAGGATTCTTCGTTTTCTTCTATAAAATCCTTTTTTTTCATACTACTGGTCTGCTAACTGGAGTCGGATTGAGATTTGCTTCATTTGTTCCCTGTCCAGTTCCACCCATTTCTGGGGCTTGTTCCGCCTGGGCTAATTCAGCCTCGGCTACTCCAAGTTCTTCCTGTGCCTGTATGAGCCTGTCTCCGTCCAATCCCAAAGCATCGAATATTTCCCTCAACGCTTCATCAACATTCAACCTTGAACCTGGGAATTGAGCTGCAATTCCTAGAGCCTGGGTGATTGACTGGGCGACAAGGGCTGGATTAAGTTCTTCATCTCCTATAGTTATGTTTATATCAAATTCAGTATCAAAAGCGTTGTCTGTTATTTCTACAAACCTATCCTCTCCCATCTGGGATAATTCTTCAGTAATCCTCATTTCTTCCATTTCAAGTTCTCCTGGAAGAATAAGACCTCCTTGTGCTAAATATTCATTAGCTGACCTTGCAACTTCATTCTTAATAAGTTTTTCTTGCATTCTTTCTAGATCCGCTGGATTTCCAGTAATTCTAACCACGTCCCCTGGTCTTAAAATCTTCTTTATAATTGGGATATAATGATCTTCAATAAGTTCCTCTATCGCAAAACCTAGATTTTCCTGAACCAAATTGGAACGTGTAGCAGTCCCTCTCTCTTGTATGAGTGCGTTTGTGGCTGGAGTTGAAGCTGTAATTTGTTTTTCATCAAAAGTTCCAACGACATCCTGAGCCCATCCTTTTCCGACTTGCTCGTCCTGATAGGTAGATTGATCTGCGTCCGTAGTCTGCATCAGCTCAATATCATCCCTGGCTGATTTCATCTTAATCGCATGGGTAGTGAACATCTTTCCAAACTGCTGGGGTGTGATTCCTCCACGTATCTTCCATAGACCCATTTGGGTTATCCTGTGTTTATTGATACGAGTGTTTACAATCTCATTTACATAAGCCTGAAGATTTATAATCATCTCAGCTACTCCACGACCATCTAGTCGGTTCCAAATATCTTTGAATTTAAAAATCACATAAGGACATTTGTCAACCTCTTTAGCTTTATGGAAAATAGATTCTCCTTCAGTTATTCCTGAAGCGATAATCATTCCATAAACATATTCTTCATCTTTTTCATTTCCTGTTATGATACTCTTTGGCATCCACCCATATCTTTCATAAACAGTGACCATGGGTACCTCAGTAGAATTAGTCCTGTCATTTTCAAGGGCAAATCCACTTCTATCTATGACAGTTTCCCCTTCAACCTTGTCGGCATTTTCCCATTTCCCAGACTTAGCTTCCGCCTGGAACTCTGGTAGGGAAAGTATGTTCCTTTCGATGACTGGAGTCTGGGTTAAGTCATTCGCAGACGGATCAACAATCATATTCAACCTGTCAACTATCCTGGATTTTAAATCTTTTCCGTCTTTCCAACTCTTGACGAAACAGGTTCCGTCTAGTGCTGTAAGGCGGATTATATTATTCAAAAGTTTCCCGAATCTCAGGTTATCGAGATAATTAAAAAGGACATATCTGAAAACTGCTGCAACGCCATAGGCAGATTGATTCTTAGCTTTTACCTTTATATCAGCGGTATCTATGTCGATATTTTTAACGACATTCTCTACTAAAGTCTCCGTAAGAGGGATAAAAACTTTAGGTTTTCCAGTTATAGGGTCATTCTGTTGGTCGAATATCCCAAAATAATTCTTCCTGGCGTTCTTAACGACATTCTTCATCAGAAATGAAATCTTGTCGGTAATATTTACCTCTCCCAGTTCCCAATTAGTCACCTCCGCTTCAATGAGCGATGTGGCTTTTTTTTCTTTTTCTTCTTTTAACATTTTAGTAATCTGTTATGAATTCATCGAATTCTTCATTATTTTCTTGAACATCTGCCGATATGGCAAAGTATCTGAGCATATCCGCCGCATGACAAGTAAAATCGTGATTCGGTTTATCTTTAAATTTTCCAGCTTTATCGTCCCATTTTCGGGAATACTGGGATAATTTGTCTATAAATTCTCCGCATTTGTCTTCATCTACCCAAAGTTTCGGAAATAACATCCTTGTAGCGTGTATCCCGTCCTCTATGGTGAGTTTTTCAGCTACATCAAACGCTATCCCCATCTGTTCGGCTACCTCAAGCCTGGTTTTTCCAGTAATGTATTCTTTGACAGCTATGTCGTGAGGAGCGATATGCCTGTCGTAAACGTAGGGTTTTTCAGATAAAACTTTCCTATAGTGATCTAATCCTTTCCCTGAATTCTCGTAATAATCTATCAACCTGACCTCTTTTCCCACAATTTGGAAAAATCCTATAGCGGTATCATCTGCAACTCCTAAATCCCACGCAGTCGTAACACCTAATATTGGTTCGTATGGGACTCTCGTGAGGCGTTTTTCTTTCCTCATACGAGCGATTTCATCCGCATAATAAGCTCCTTTCAGAGACCCTTCAAAAGAACAATAGAATTCCTGGTTAAACTCGTCGTCTGTCATCTTCATCTTGGCTCTTTTTAAGTATTCTTCGGATATGAGTTTCGTATCATCGACAGAAAGTTTAAGTTTGAACCATTCATTCTCTACAGCCTTCCTCTCATCCTCTGGAAGCTGTTTCCATTTCTCCTCGTCATAACCGCAGAACTGGAATATCCGATAAAATTCGTTCTTCCCTTTCGGGGTTCCTATCCAGATAGAGAATCCGTCATGGTCTGCCAAGGATGGCAAAATAATCTCAGAATAAATATTGGACGGCTGTTGCGAGTATTCATCGAATACTACCCCCCAAAGCCCGATACCACGGAGAGAATCAGGATTGTCAGCCCCAAAAAGAGTAATACGGCTTCCATTCGGAAAATCGCAGCGTAATTCAGCTTCGTTAAATTTAGTATGAGGGACTTGAGAAGCATAATTTTTTAAAATATCCCAGGCGACAGTCTTCGCCTGTTTATAGGTCGGTGCTATATAGGCGTATCTCTGATCCCTGTCGGGACATCTGAAACATTCACGGATAAGGTGGTTTATAGAAGCGACCGTCTTTCCAGCACGCCTATGTAAAACGAGAACCTTGAGTTTTTTATCTGAGTCGTGGAATTTCTGAGCCCATTCTCTAGGGGTGTATTTTATAGTTACACGTTGTTCCATAATTGAGCTGCTAAATTTTATCTTCTTTTTATTTTGTAAGAAAAACCTTCAAATCCGCTTTTTTAAAAATGTGTTTATCTTTATCAGTAAAAGAACATAGTCTGATTTCTAAAAATACATCTCTATTTATTCGTTTTACCATTTTAACTTAGATATGGTTAATTTATTGTTTTAAGTGCCTTAGAACTCAATTTTGAGCTAAAAAATGCACTCCTCAGCTACTTTTTAAGCGACTTAGAAAACTTAATCAACGCATTCTTCTGTCCTGGAGAATAATCTTCCTTATCTACCAATTTTGGGAACCATTCTGAAATAGTCCTGTCTGTAAACCTACATCCTTTACAGGCTTCATTGAAACAAATAAGAGAACTCCAAAGCGGATTTTTACTTTCTATATTTTTGAATCTTGCTTCGAGTGATTTCATATAGAAAATTTAAACCTTAACTTTTAGAAAATATTTTTGGATGGGATACAACGTTTTATAAAAACTTTTTCAATTCGCCCCCCCCGCACCCCTTTCGGGGCTTTAAATCAATATATTTATAGAATTACCCTTATATATATAAAAATACAGGGTACTTACTACCATATAAAGCACGATTGGGGCGCTTATAAGCGATTATAGAGCGTCGCACAATATGGATTGTGCGACATTTATTTAAAAAATGGCTTA